ATTCTGGTCCTAGTAATGCTTTTTTAAACTCTTGATCTTCAAACAATTCTGAAGGAATTCCGGTTAATAGCGTCGCTACTTGCTTTAATTTTCCGGCAAACTTTTTAATTTCCCAGTTTCGAGTCGGTTGAAGTTGTTGTATAATTGCTCCAATTGAATCTTTACCAGATCCTATATGTCCTGCTATTCCTATTATTGCCATGTTATTTTTTTACAAAAAGACCTGATATACCTGTAACTGTAATTCCGACCCCGGACACTATTCCAGCAAATCGAGCTGTTTGATTATATATCGGAGTCGACTCGTATACGCCTGATCTTGAATGATAATCTACTGTATATTCCATTGGAGTAACAAACGCAGCTACTGTTATTGAAACACCGGCTACTATAATGTAAGGCGATACTTCTCGAAAAGACATTTCTACTTGCTGTGCTTTAAGTGAAAATAAACTACCTAATAAAACTGACGTTAAAATTATTTTTTTCATATTAATGATTCGTAAAAATATTGTGATGCTAACAATCCAGTAATAGTTCCAACTCCAGCGCCAAGCGCATACGTTATTCTATCCCATGTGGTTCCGAACGCTACTTTTTTCACATTGAAAGTCCACACAAAACTAATTGCAAATCCAATTATAAAACATCCGAGCAATTTATAATGAGCGAGTTGGTATGTGTTAACTGCTACAAGAAATACTTGAAGCCACGCGCCGGCAAAAAGTGAAATTTTCGATTTTAAATCTTCATTTTGACTTAAATAGATTTGATATCTCTTTATCAGTTTTTCCATATTTTTTTAATATTTCCTTAATCGTATTCAGTCTTAATTCATCGCACAGCTCTATGTATTCCATAGCTTCTTTTTCAGAAGATTGTAGGTGATTTGCAATTAATTCAATCAATGAAGAATTGTATTTCTCTGACTTTTTACCTTTTATATACTTATTAAATTGCTTTTGTTTTGGAAGCAAATCAAAATAAAGTTTATACGTTTCTCGCGCAGACACTTGCCCAATAGTGTATTTTTGAAGCTCATTTACAATTTCAACAAAATCCATATTCATACTCAACCATCTATTAATTAGATAAGGAGAAAAGGATTTTTGATCTGCTTCAGATAATGAACTCCACGTAACTTTTTTGTCAGTAATACCAGACAAATGCTCGAAAATTGTTTTTGCTTTATTAGACATTCAAATCAAATTCTTTATTTAAACCACCACACGCTGTACATAAAAATACCTGTATTGGAATAACTTGATCTTTAGACGTACCAGCTACTAATTTTGGAATTTTTCTAAACTTCATTACGGTCATAAAAGTGTCATTATTACACTCACTGTTTTCACATACAATTGGAGTGGTTTGTGAAAAGTCGATTTGAGGTTGATTTCCTGACACGACATTATATTAGGTGTTTTTTTCATAAATTATTTTTTAATATTGTTTGTTTTTATAACTTTGGTTAACTAATGTTAATAAATTTCATTTAAAATTTTTACAAACATTGCCATCACCGCAATCTCTTTATCGACACAAAATGAATCTTGATACTGAGTCTCTGCTATAATAAGAATTACAGCTGCGATATGCCCGGTTGCAAATGATTCTATATTATCATATAAATGACGATACAATCCTGAATAATCTTTAACTTGAGAATCTGCTAGCAGCTGTCTTATTCCGTTAAACGTAGCTTTTTTGTCAGCTTTATTAGCTAACATTTCAACTACTTTATCCATGTAATTTGCTTCTATTAAAGACTGTTTGTCAATTTTCAATTCGCCATTAACTACTTGCCTCTGGCAGGAATTTAAAATTCTTCGAATGTCTGGATAACCGGCATTGATGATAGATACTAAATCTTGAGGTACAAATTTAATTTGCTCTTCAGACAAAATTTGATTTACTCTAAGCGCAACATCTTTCTTTGAAGGAGGCGTAATAGCATATACCTGGCATCTGGATTGAATTGGATCAATGACTTTTTCTACATAATTACATGTTAAAATAAATCTTGTTGTTTTCGAAAAAGTTTCCATTAAATTACGTAATGCGGCCTGGGCATTCGGGGTAAGATAATCACAATTATGCGTAAGCGTTTCGGTATTTCCTATGAAAAAATTATGATTTTTTTCTACAGATATATCATATACACGACCCGTAGTATTTGTTTTTCTAATCGATTGTATTTGTACTTTTTTTAACTGCATCCGTAACTTTTTTTAATTGTTTATAATTAGTTTCAATAGTAAAGATTGGCAATGATTGATTAATATAATTTAAAATATTCGTTTCATTAATCCAAATAAATTTTATTTTATTATCTATACAATAATTAATCGCTTGAGACATTTTACCGTCACTAATTAAGTACTGACATCTAGGTTTAATTTCATATACAATGTTATTTTTAGGGTCATAAAAATCTGGTATATACGTGTGCGACTTGCCATCTTTATCTACCCATGGTATACGTAAAGTTTCGTAGTCTAGATATATATTTGATGCCCAAAAGGCTGCCTCCCATGAACTTCGAAATTTTCTAATGCTGCCGTCATCTAGTATAATTTTAGCGCTCCAATGTGTACGAGTATTAGTTATTTTTGGCGTAAAACTGCCATTAGCGATACGCTCTTTCATTAAATTTGAAAGAAATTTAGCTTTTCGTTTAATATTTTCTTTACCCGCTTCTGTCTTATTAAATCGCTTCATATTATCAGAATTAAATTCTGACATCTTTTTTCGATGCGCAAGTCCAGCTTCTGACTGATACCACAATTTCATACTTTTACTAGATTTTTCTAACTGCTCTGGCGTACAAGGTTTGCGTTTCCATGGCTGCGTGGTTTTACATAAATCGCAACAATTAGATTTATGATTTTGCGTAAAAAATTTAGAATTACAATGTTTACAAATAACTTCAATTTTGTCTAATTTACATACATTACATGTTAACTGGTTTGCAATCCCGTTAAATATTAAATTGCATTGAGAACACGTTCGTTTTACATAGACAGGGCCTCCAAAGTTATTTTCTTTTGCTTTTTTACGTAACTTCTCTTTATACTCAGAAACTTTATTATTATAATCATCTTCAGAATATTTTTTGCGCCAAGATTCAAATACATTTGCCATATCATTTACTTTTATATAAATATAACAGCTTGCAAAAAATACTTACATATTTAATTAAATTATATGGGGGATAAGATATGTCCATAATCACTTAATTCTTTAGTCGTGACAATTTTAATATTATTTTCATTATCTAGCACAAACCATTTATGGTCACCTGTGCACTTTACTAACTCTCCATTTTCAAGTTCTAATTCCCATATATTTTGGTCACCTTTATCCCACAAGTAAAATGGTTGCCATTCAATTTGACTTGATTCAATATTAAATGATTTAACTAAATCACTATTTTCGTCTAACAATTCTATAGGAATTTTTACTTCTTCTCCATTTCGGAGAACAGTAACTAACGTACCTTCTGCTAAACACTCATCTAGAATAATTAATTTCCATTGACGAAATCCTATAGTAGAAGCAAAGTTTTTAATTTTCTCTCTAACCGTATCTACATTATTTTCGTCTGACGCATTTATATACATTAAGTCACAATCAATATTTTTAGCTATTAATTTTGCTAATGTAGTTTTACCAGTTCCTGCCGTACCGTAAAGTAGGAGATGGGGTACATCTCCACTTTCAAGATAAATCTTAACTTTTTCTTTTACCGATTCATTTCCGATATAATCTTTAAGATTATCAGGTCGATATTTTTCTACATACAATGTATGTTCATTGTTTCCAAACATTACTTGTTATTACTTTTAAAGTTTATATATTTAAGAAATATTCTAGAGTTACTGACGCAGTGAGTGAATAGATAAAATCTAAATCCAAAACAGCAGCAAAGACCTTCTTTTACAGCAAAGGCAAAGTTAAATACTAAGTCTCATGTTCATTAGCCAATCACCTATATAGGATGCAACCTGTCTAATTAATGAGTTCTATCTCAGTTTTTAAAATTGTAAAAGAAGCGGTGCGTTAATGTATGCGCTGCCTTCGCAAAGGCAACGCGAATATTAAATTTTATTATTAAGTAAAACTCACCACGTCAACACAAAGTAGCAAGCTGTCGGCTTTTGCTAACAGCTTACTACACCTCAAAGAACTATGAAAGCTTTTGAAGAAATTCGTCAACTACATCTTGAAATCTATTTGGCACTGCTATTCGAAGCTCGGCAATATTAGCAATTTCTTTTGCACGAGCTTCTTCAAAATAGCTATGAGCTGCTTTTGATGCCTCTGTCCATTTACGATATTCATTCATATATTCTTGTCGCTTAAGAGAATTTTCTTGAGCTACAGCTTCTGACGCAATTGCGTTTGATTTTGCAATTTCAGCATTTTTAACTGTTACCAAGTTTTTAACTTTGGCTTTGAAATAATTTACGCGCTGCTCGTATTGACGATGTAACGTAGCAAGTTGCTCATGAACTGCTAGTAGCTGTTCCGGAGTGTGATGTATCGTTACAGTCATAGGAGTTTTTTTGCCAGCCTCAACTTCAAACCATTCAAGAATTTTAATTTTCGGAAGTTCATTTCGTAAACGATCTAATACACCGCCTTTATGAATGAATTGACCGATATGCGACGCATACGCTTCAGCTTCAAGATACTCATTATATTCACTTGATGATAATTGATCCCAACCCCAAGATTCATCTACAACCGACGCAGTATCTACTTCAAGCCATTTTGGCTCTGTTGGCATAGGTACATCATATGTATATGATTTAATCCGAACATCTCGAAGCATGGTGTCTTTTGCTTTGATATTTTCCATTAAGAATGCTTGCGTAGCATGTAAGCGAGCTTTTTCTTTTAGAAGGTCTGCAGTATTAGATGGAATCGGCTCAGCAGCAGTGTCGACATAATTTACTCCGTTAACTACTAACGATTTAGAATAGTTGTTTATTAAAGATAAATTTGACTCAATTGTTTTACAACGTTGATTGCAAAGATTGGAAATTGACTGTGCTTGCGAAAGTGAAAGCCCGGAAGTTGAAAGTGAATGTTGCATGATGATTATATGTTATTGATTAATTATTATTCTTAAATATAAGAAGCTTTTCTGACAGTACCAAATCTTTTTTTAAGATACTGTTAATTTTACTAAATAATATATTGAAGAGAAGTCTGCATTTTCAAAAGTCACTCGAGCCAAACCTTTAGACGAAACTTCTAACAACCCAGTCGCATCAGCATTTGCATTAAGTATTTCTTTGAATAATTTTGCTGAAAAACAAACTGTATCCATCGCTGCAGCAGCTGTCGTAGTAGTTTTAAACACAATTCTATTTGTATTAACACTTGAGTGATTGATAATAATTTTCGTGTCAGTTCCATTACTTTCAACACCGAAGTTATCTGACTCAGGAAGTGCATTTGCCGCTTTCTTAAATGAAGCAGCGAATTCTTTATTTATTTCAATTTTGACGTCGAATTCTGGAAGAGTCTTTAAATTTGGCACTTGACGAATTACAGACAAATCTGCCAACATGTAAGTTACATTGGTATTTTTATCTTTGAAATTCATTGAATAAATTTTTCGATCTACTTCACCAAATGTAATGTCGACTTGATCATCCAATGCTGATAGCATTTTTACAAGCTGTGAAGTTGTATATACTCCTAATTCAGCATCAGTTGAGTCAAATGTCTTTAATTGCACTTCACCGATTACGTTTTGGTCTGCACTAATAAATTTTGTCGATAGTGTATTGTTTTCGACTACCAATTTAGCTGAGTCTGTATTGCCAGCAAGGTGGTAGCGTTGAATGAATGCAATTAATTTTGCTTTGTCGATGGTTGTTGTTTTGTTCATAACTTTTAAATTTTATTAAATATAAGAAACTATTTTCAATTATTCAAATTATTTTGACAGATTTTAGAATGTCGTTTAATAGTATTAATAGGATACTCTCTATGGCAAAAATTACAATTTTCCTTTCTATATACACGTCCTTTATTAGCTTCTGAAAGTCTTTTTTTCATTAATGCTGACATAACTTTACCTTTATTTGGCCCAACGCGTTTACTAGATGCTGAGATTTTCTTTCTCTGCTCTTCTGACATCTTTTTTCCTCTATTTGGGCCGGGTCGGCCTTTTAAAGATTGTCTCACTTTAGCTTTATGCTCTTCTGATAAAGGGCCGAGCTTCATACCTTTATTCCAAACACGGAGCTCTCCATTCTTAAATTTTTTTAATCTAGTTTCAGATAACTTTCTTTTAGATTCTTCACTAAAAGTTCTATTTGTCATTTGAACTCTTAAATATGATATCCAAGCTTCCTTAGCCTCTGCATACATTCTGCCAGAAGGTCTATACACATCATTGTTATATCTGTCTGTATTTTGCATTGCACACATTCGATAAAACGCATGAGATAATTTAATACTTTCAGGATACATTCGAATTAATATCCAATGGCATAAAAAATGTTCTCTAGAAGTTAATATTGCAATGTTACTTTTATCATTACTACCTCCTAGACATACAGGAATAATATGATGCCCTTCGAAATATCTTTCTTTTGTTTTACGTTGTTTAGCACGTATATATTCTTCGTTTTTTGCCCTTTCAATTATTTGATTGTAAATTCTTTCGTAGTTCATAATACTTTTCCATTGATTTTTTATTTATTTTTTCTTTGTTACGTTCATAGTAAGATTTAGACCATTGTTTTTGAGCTTCTTTAAGCTCTTCATTGGTGTATTTCTTTTTACGTCCCATATCAATAATAAATATTATACTAATAGAAAAATACTAATAGAATAATCCAAATTTAATATTGAGAATCTTGATTATTTTGTTTTTCTTCTTTTTCTGGAATTGGAACTATTGCACATTCAGTGGTCATAATCATAGAAGCTACTGAAGCAGCATTTTGCAATGCAATTCGAGTTACTTTAGCTGGGTCGATGATGCCTGCAGAATACATATCAACAAACATTCCATTTCGAGCATTGTATCCATATTCATATGAAGTTTTTTGTAAATCTCTTACAATTACTGAACCTTCAACACCGGCATTTGCACAAATTTGTCTGATAGGCTCTTCTAATGCTTTACGAATAATGTTTACGCCAATTACTTGATCTTCATTTTCTGTTTGAATATTATTTAAACTAGAAGCTGATTTCAACAATGCAATACCACCACCTGGTACAATTCCTTCTTCAACTGCTGCCCGAGTAGCGTGTAACGCGTCGTCAACACGATCTTTCTTTTCTTTCATTTCTACTTCAGAAGCTGCCCCGATATATACAATAGCAACTCCGCCTGTAAGTTTAGCTAAACGCTCATGTAACAATTCAGTTTCATAATCAGACTTACTTGAGTCGATTTGAGCTTTGATTTGTTTAATGCGATCGATAATCGCGTCTTTTTCTCCGGCTCCGTCAACAATAGTGCAAGTGTCTTTTCCAACTACTACTTTCGCAGCTTCTCCTAAATGATCAAGCTCAGCATCTTCTAATTTCAAACCAGCCTCTTCTGAAACTACAGTTCCGCCAGTTAATATAGCAATGTCCTTAAGCATTTCTTTTCGTCTGTCTCCGAATGCCGGGGCTTTAACTGCGCATACACGCAATCCGGCTCTAACTCGATTAACAACAAGAGTGCCTAACGCTTCTGCATCAACATCTTCTGCAATGATTAATAGAGGACGATCAGTGCCTACTGCTTTTTCTAAAATAGGAAGAAAATCTTTCATATATGAAATTTTCTTATCGTAAATTAAAATGACAGGATTTTCCAATTCAGCTTCCATTTTGTCTGTATTTGTAACAAAATATGTCGACAAATATCCTTTATCAAATTGCAATCCTTCTACAGTTTTCAATTCTGTTTCAATTCCTTTAGCTTCTTCAACAGTCACTACTCCATCTTTGCCAACTACCTTAATCGCTTCTGCAATTAATTCTCCTATTGAAGAGTCGTTGTTTGCTGAAATAGTCGCAATTTGTTTTATTTTATCATTGTCTGATCCGATTGTCTTAGCAGAACTTTTTATTGAATTAATTACTTCTGTAACTGCTTTATCAATTCCTCGTTTAACTTCGATCGGATTAGCTCCTGTAGCAACAGCTTTTAGTCCAGAAGTTAAAATTGATTGCGCGAGAATCGTAGCTGTTGTAGTTCCATCTCCGGCTTGAGCTGCAGTTTTTGACGCAACTTCTTTTACAATTTGTGCACCCATGTTTTCAATAGGATCTTGCAATTCAATTTCTTTTGCTACGGAAACTCCATCTTTAGTAATAATTGGTGTTCCGTACTTTTTACCAATTACAACATTACGTCCTTTCGGCCCTAATGTGCATGCAACAGCCGTTGCTAATTGCGTGACACCTCGTTGAAGACCATTACGACTCTCTAAGTCGAAATAAATTTGTTTTGCCATATTTTATTTTTTAGATTGTTTTTTTAATTCTTTTGCGTGTGCAGCATCGCTTAGCGGAACAAAGTCAAAGAAATTGTCTATAACATCTTTATCAATGTTCATAACATTTTCTCCGCCGTATTTTACATAATAGTTTCTATATCGTTCAAATACCAGAATTGGATCAGGGGCGCTAAACATTTCTTCCATTGATTTTAATACTTGAATAAGGTCATTCGGAATAAGTTCTGCTAATACTTCTAATGGACAACTATTAACTAATTTTTCAACATTCTCTGCAGTGTATACATACATGTATAAATTATGATATGTCAATCGAGTTACAGCTTCCGTTGAGTAATTTTTAACAATGTCCCATGTTAAATATGGAACGCCTGGATGATCAATCAATGAAGGAATGTGTCCTTCGGTTGGATAGTTAAGATTAGATCCGTCTTTTGGAAAATACAACATATTGAAAACTTGATCTTTCCAATTCGGACTCCAAACCATTTGTCCAAAAATAGGATATTGACCTGGAGAAGAGCTGTCTGTTGAAATTGTAATTCTATTGTCTGTATATGCATTCATTAGTTTTTGAAGCTGAGACAATACGAAAAAGTCTGATACTTTTGAAATGCCTAACAAATGTATCCATGTATTATATTCTTTTAAAAACTCTTTTTCTTTTATCATAAGAGCTAATATATACATGAAGTCGACTAACCTTCTAGAAGAACCTATACACCAACCTCCGAATTGCATATCTTTAACTGAATTGTACCAAGTAGCAAATTCTACAGGATTAGATCCTTGCACTACATTTAGAAATTTAGTTTTACCTGATTGTTTAGATTCAAAATATTTAAAGTTGTCAAGACTCATATTCAGTGCTTCTTGAAAATGCCCTTCATACATTACACGAGGTGGAATATCAATGTTACACGCAATATCAGCATTGGTTTCAAGCCATTCAAATATCTGGTCTCGTAAAGATAAATCCCACTTCAATGCGCCTGTTGCGATTTGAAATCCTCCAGAGTCTCCGAAAACTAAACTGTTTTCTAAACCCCAAGTTTTTCGTATCTCTTTCTTTTTATATAAATGACCTGCTGTCATTAAAAAGAATTTATATCTCCATTTTTCGGGTACTCGATCATCCCAAAATCTATACGGAACACCAGGCGCTACCTCCATATCTTTTGTTAAAGGAGAGGCATACGCGCCGGAGCTGAGTGAAGGGAAATATTTTAGTTTTTTTGGATTATTTATATTTAATGTCATATAACTTATTTATTTCAATTAATATAAGAATTTCTTATGGCAATACCAAATTATTTATTAGATTTACCTTTATTCCAAGGAATCTTAGGAACATAAGTTCCATTTTTAATTTTTTCTTCTTTATTTCGTCTTCTTGTTTCAATCACTTTTTTAACAATTTCAGGATCTTTCATAGGATTTGGTTTTTTAGATAGCGATTCCTTAATTTTATTAATAGTTTCTGCTGAAGGTTTGATTCCTTTATTCCATGCGGGCCTGCCCGGTCTACCTTTCATATTTTCATAATATGCAAGTCTTGCAGGCGTCATAATTTTTTTCTTTCCTTTGGCCGCGTCTGACACCTTTTTTCGATATTCTTCAGTACGTACATATTTCTTTCCTAAATTAGCTTCTCGAAGCTTCTGCTTAGTCTCGTCAGACATTTTTAAATTACTTTTAATTTCATGATATTGTCTGCTCGATACTTTAAAATCTCGGGCTTCTTTTCTGCTTCCTAATTTAACTGACATTGCATGGACCGCATACCATAACTTGTTATTATTTGGGTATGCCCTAGCTAATAACATATGGCAAATAAAATGTTCTTTAGGAGTTAATTCG